TGATATAAGGAGGACGAAATCCCTTCAAAAATTAAACATAATCCAAGGGAATAATATAAGGATTTATTTCGATAGATTCCCAAATCTCTTAGTTCATATAAATTGCCTTTTTTAAACCGAACAATAATTATATAGATCAAACCATATACAATATAGAGTAAATTCGATATAATATTATTAAAAGCTGGTATAAAAGACCATTCATGTTTACATTTTAAATTATAATAACAGTTTACAACATTATTCGACTGGAACATAACAAATTGAAAAGAGGGTGTAAGATAGAATAAACCCGATATTATTAGGAATTTAAGATATAGATCCAGACTCGAATTTAATTCTTCTTTGTCGTAATTTAAGTTTATATAATCAAACTTAATCATTAGACTAAAATTAGCTTATGTTTCTAAATAATAATTATAAAGAATTAATATTTATTATTAAAAATAATATTTATTAATAAAATAATATTTATTAATAAAATAATAAAAATATGTTCTATTATTATAAGTATGGTTTCAACAAAACAGTCGATTATAGTAGGTTTGGCAATTTCAACAATGCTTTTTAGTATGCATATACATGCCTGCTGTCTTAAAAAAAATAACACCATGATCCAAAATCTCAATCGTGTATATTCGAACAATATGTCGAACGATAGTGACCCTGAAAGTGAAGTGGAGGTTTCTGAGACCACCGAAATGATCGAAATGACCGAAATGACCGAAATGACCGAAATGAATAACGTTAGTGTGACGAGTAAGGTCTCGACCGTCAATGAACAGAGAAAGGCCGAGGTCATGACTGAACGAACCGACGTTGTAGAATACAAAACAAAAATACCATATTGGCTATTTAATGTTCAACCCAAAGGGCCTGAAGTGAGCACCAGTCTTATTGCTCCATCGAATGCTGAAAACAATCTTGGTAAGGTAGAAGATTACATGCCGACTTCCACCGATTCTGACTCAGAATAAGTTAGAGTTTTTCAAACACGAACGTAGAATTTAGGAAACTATATTGTTTCAGTTTATCATTCATTTTAATGGCATCGCCATATTTAACTTTATTCTTTTTAAGTTGTGTGAAATATTCATCGAATGGTTTCACCTCTTTTAGTTCAAGCTTGAATTCTAACGCTTTCGTTTTTAGATATTCAAAATTTACAAGCCATTCGGTCGTCGTATTACCAATCGATTCGACAAAGACATCAATTGGCATACCAATACAGGTGGAATCATTTCTAAAGGTCTCACTATCATATAATTTCTTAATTTTCCAGATCAGTTTATCCTTCTCAAAGACAGAAATATCATTCGTATTATCGAGTAGGTCAAAGACTCGTTTACCATCTAGACACGTACCAACAAATTGACCTCCTGTTTTTAGACTATCAGACACATTTGTAAGGAAGGTATCGACCTTTACCTTATTTTCAAAGAAATAGTGAAAGGAAAACTGTGCACTGGCAATATCAAATCCACTATTCGCCATATTATAAAAGGTGGTCAGTTTGGGACTCTTAATCTGATCTAAGGAGGTATTACCAAAGAGTATATCTAAGTAATACTTATTCAGGTCATCTTTCGCAGCGACACCATTCGATAACAGTTTAGAACTATCCGCCCACAAGGCAAGAATGTTTCTTAGAACTTCCTTTTTATTTCTCTTCCGTATATTTAGAACCCTGTTACAGAGTCCATTATCGGAATTATCCAGATTATCTCTATTTACATCCAGTCCTACGACAAATGACACAGTGCTATCGAGCCAATGATTAATATCACCACCCTTACCACACGCAAAATCGATCAATTTACTATTCGCTTTCGAATGCTTACTGATGAGAGATTTCTTGATAAAGGAATGGAAATCAGCCAAGGGTTTAGTAAAGAGCTTGTTTCTATCAATGTTCCCAAAGTAATACACATTCTCTTCGTTATCAATCGTTTTACCAGAAGAGATAATGTCATATGTAATCGGGTAATGAATCGACCTCCACACATTAATTGCAGTTATAAAATCGTTCGGAGAATCATTATTTCTGATACGAAGTGGGTTCCAACAAAAACCTTCTCCTTGTCTCTTATCATAACTAAATTCTACAATCATACCATTTTTAATTTTCTCCTTCTTTTCTGTAAACAAGGTGTTGTTTTTGACAGGAATATAGGCTAATTCAATATTTTTAATATAGGGATTGACTGGTTGAAAGGGAACCATACTATACTCACGACTATAGTCTATATCTTCATTCATAACACGACACGAATTTACATTCGTATGTTTGTCTGAACTATAACCGACATTCAAAACTAAGATTTTATAAGCAATGACTCGACCATTTTGATTCGAAAATTTAATTTCATCTTCACCATTCTCTTGTTTAAAATACACTCTAAAATCAATAGTATTTTCTTCTGGTGGTTTCCATTTAAATAATTTATTCCAACGTCCTTGAAACTTGGCTGGTTTTCCATCAATTTCATCACCAATCATCAGATTGACTGGTGTAAAAACCAACCCATCAATTTTATAGATGTATTCTTTCGACAAAACCTTTTTGGCTTCGCTAAAAATTAGATTATCCTGTTTCAACTCTTCAATCCTTTCTTGAATTTCAGTATAGACCACACTCTCTTTCTCAATCATTTTTAATTCAGATTCGAGTTTGGTTATTTCTTCATCTTGTTCTCTATTATATTTTTCCTGATTCCCGTAGTAGAATTGTTTTTTAATCAAATGGACGGTAGTATTTTTATTAAACGACACGTCAAGGTCTTTAAAGATGGTTGTTAGAATCTCATCTCTCGACGTTTCGACTTTACCTTCTTCTTTTTCTTCTGTGGTGCGATTAAAGATGCGTTTTCTAAGATCAGTTTTATTATGGAAATAGATATCAAACACTGCAAATAGAATGATATTCTTGTCGTTTTTATCTTTCAGAATTAATTCTCCATCGAGAATACTATTTTCAAAACCTTTAATGGTACAACCAAGTGGTTTAATCTCACTTTTACGATTCATTAAATAGGCCTCACCAGACTTTAAAACAATACATAGATTTCTTTCACCATCAGCCTTTTCAGTAACACTATAATTGCGCCGAATCGAGAAGAGTTGTTTATAGTCAACATAACTATGTCTTTTAACATGATGATGTTCAAGAGTAATGTTTTGTGGAGCACTAAATTTCGGTGTCCCCATCAATTTAATATATTCATCAAAGACTTGTTTTTTTTCATCTGCACTAATGATAAAATTACTTTTATTAACACCTTGTAGAAGAAGACCCACATGTTGAATAAGAAGATCAAGAATTTTACGATGTTCTTCTTTATAACTAATATTATTCCCAAGCCATTCTAATTCTATCTCGTATTCTAATTCATTTTCCAAAACACCAGAATTATCGAAGGTTTTGGAATATTTAAAATCATGTTTCTTTTTTCCCATCATTTCAACCATATCCATCTCATCCAATTTATCCCACCACTTATCAAAATCCAGACGTTTAGGCTTCACAACAAAGCGTTTCATATAGTCCGTAACATCTTTCTTTTTCTTTTTATAATTTTTTTCAGTCGTAACAACCTTATTCGACGACTTCAATACTGTAAAATCAAAACTAAAGAGTTTATCTGGTGTAATATAACTAAACCGTTTTTTGTATCTAAAATACTTACCCTCTTTATCCCAAACATTCAGATCGACTTCGGTTTTATCCTTCCGTTCTTCCTTTTTAAGATTGAAGCGTATATCATATTTTTCTATATCTACATTATCCGATTTCGATTTCTTCATAACAGTAATATTCCTCTCATTGACTTCGGTTAGTTTATTACTTTTACAAAATTTAGCGATCGAATTCCCCCCGAGCACCGAAATTCTAAAATCATTCTTCTGAATAAAAACATCGAGGCTTTCACTTGAGGATTGAAGTGTAATATTCGGTACACCCTTAATCTTTTTTATAACTCGGTCAAAAGTCTCTTGATTAATGCGATTTTTTAGGATCACTTCTAACTCCAGAGAAGGATCTTTTTGGGCCTTTTTAATTAGCGATATCAAGGCGGGTATATATTCCTTAATATTCATTATAATAATATTATATAATTATTTCTTAAATATCAATTTTTATGTTAATAACATTAAATCATCATATAGTTTCTGTTTACTTTTCTTTTTATTTTCTGGGGTTGTGATTGAAATATCATTGTTATTGGCTAGAAGATGCAAATCAGCTAATTTATACGAGGTTAATTTATTCAAAATTACTTTCTGATTGAAATACGAGAGAATTTTCTCCATATCCGAATCCGAAAAGGAATTATTATGAATCGACATCAGTGGTAGGATATGTTCCTCCCACATGACTAAAATAATATTTTGCGTTGAATCGCTACTTAGATAATTGTAATAAATTTTTTTATCTGGATCCAAAATATAAATATTAATTTTTTTGGTATCTGAAATGAGATTAAAGACATCCAGATTCGGTTTGATGGTTTTACTAAAGAGTAGTTCCTTTAGATACGTCTCAATTGGTTTCCTCTTTATATTCTTCTTCGAATACATTTCTTTACTTTTTATAAAGGAACTATTAATATTCTCTAGAAGAAAGTCTCTTAGCTTTGTCAAACCATCCATCTTACTAATATTTCCTAGACGAAACTCTTCACTTAGAATAAACAAAACTGAATCAAACATATTTGCAGTTCCATACAAATAATAATTGTTTTTATCCAAAAAATCAAAATACTTTGGGATTTCAATTATCTCATTATGTGTTACGATACTGACTTCCTCTACTGGCTTGACCTTTATAGTTTCTGGTACGGATTCTCTTTGCTGATACTCTGGATTTACATTTATCTTGGGAGTATTGGATTTTTTATTCCTTTGAATACACAACGAAATCTGTGAAAAAGTAGGCATTTTTAATATAGTAATAATTATATTATTATATCAATTTTTTAAATTATTTTAATAAAAATACAAAAAAAAATTAAGGATTCAATTCTATTCTAGATTCTAGAATAGAATTATTCTAGAATTTGTTTCGTTTCATCTAAAAACACTAAAAAGTTTTCCAATTCTTTTATAATTTTGGGCGCTAATTTATTTAGTATTAAAAAAATTCCATTCTTATTTTGGGTATAAAAGACATCATAGTTTTTAATAATTTTAAAGACTTCGATTTTCTCGATTTTTGATAAACCTTCGATTTGATTTTTCATTTCTATAAACTTTTCGACAGCCATTTAGATTTATCATTTAAAAAAATTAACAGTTTTTAACTTGTTTACCGTCTCCTCAAGCCACCTGTATGGTCGATTAATTGATCCATTCTATAACCTCGTTTATTGCCATAAATACTCGTTTCCTTCGATGGTGGCATAACAAAATCCGAATTCTCACTAATATTTTTGATATAGCCTAAATATTGTTTTATATTCGTATAAATATTCGAGATACTATAATCTAACACTTCCTTATTTAAATGCTTTACTTGGCTTTGGATCTCACAATCTGTATTTTTAGAATGCTGTAGATACACTGACCTCATAATTATTTGCATTTCTTCTTCTGACTGATTATCAATCGTATAATTCAGGATCTTTTTTATTCCTAATTTTATCTTATTATGTAAATTGTTTATGTTTTTCCTAGAAAAGAAAACTCCACTTAAAATGGAGGGGGCTATTATACCCTTTATACTATCATTAAAATTTTCTTTTTTTTCGGATTCCTGAAAGAGATTATATGAAACATGGTTCTTAATATCATTCACGTCTGGTATTAATTGATTCTCATTTTTATCTTCCTTTATAGTTTTAATTAAGGTTGTTTTATTAAAGTCATTAATACTACTATAATCGGTTAGAAATTCTGTATCATCACTATTTAAAACATTCATACTCATATTATCATCTAACTGTGAATTCAGAGAACCAATTCCCTTTTCTTCAAAAGAGCGAAAGGTGCTATCGATCTGTTCAAATGATTCCTTCCCATTTGCAAAAGTTTCAAAGCCCTCATCGGCATGTTTCGTATCCTCTAAAAGAGTCTCTTTCCAGGTCCTATCAGACTCTCCATAATAATCTTCTAAAAAATTTGTATCCATTATAATAATTAATAATATAAAAATTTAATTAGTTTTTTATGTTTATACTTACGAAATTCTGTAAATCTCTATTTAAGATTGTTCCAGATACTGTATATGGTATATTCATGGCTTCAACATTCGAGGTATTTATATCTCCTGCCACTGGTGCTAAGTCTGTTAAGGCTGGTGTTAAATAGAGTGTTTGTAAATCAAAATATTCCACATGTTCTATCCCGCTTGATTTATCCATTCGCGTTTCTGGGAGAATTTCGATTATATTATAGTAAGTGGAGGTCGTTGATTCACTTCGCAATCCTACAATCGTATGTCCTTTTTCTCTCGAAATATAACTATCCAATCCACTGGAATTCGGAGGTCGAACATTGAAGGTTAGATTCTTAAACACGATCGTATCACCTATTTTATATTCTTCACTACTAAAATATTCATTACACGTTATTTCTATGACTCTAGATTCAAAGGACGTACCTATATAAGTGGGATCTATAATAGAGGTTGTAAGTGGTCGATTAAAATTACATCTATAATAGGTGTCATCCCACACACCGATTCCAAATTTGGATTTAATAAATGTATTCTGACTACTGGTTATAGCTAGAGTCCCAACAAATAACCCTTCTCTTAAATTCGGACTATTCGTACCAAACTCAGTGATTGTTCCATCAAGTCCCGTCGTTTCGACACCCAACTCATTTCTTTTGACATCAATCCTAGGTCGGATATTTGTTGAAGACACACATTTAATTGTCAGTTTATCATTCATCAATTCGATACGTTCTCCAGTAGGTTTATAAAAATCGATCGTTAAACTATTTAGGAGTTCCTTCGTAAAATTGGTTCGTTCACACGACACATTTTTTAAGACGATATACGTATGGTTTTCATCCATTAAAGTTTCACCTATGTTATTATAACCCGTCCGTTTGGTCACACGTATATCACCATTATCGTTATAAAAATTTTTTTTTAAAGAGGCGGTCGAACTTCTTTGAATCACACTACTAACTATAAACATCGATGACGCCTTTTTATTAATAGACCTTGACCCAGTCACAGATCCATCCAACTCTTCAATATTAACGATAATATATTTTAGATCGGATAATTTAGGAAAAGAAAAATTACTACGATTCAGATCACCATTCTCATCTGGTAACATGCCTAGCTTTTTGATAGCATGAATGTCTTCCACATCAATAAAAATATTGGGCATAACGATATACTCAATAAAAAATTGATTTACATTTTTTATAGAGGTAAATAATTTACCAGTTGAATTCTCATTATTATGACCAAAATTAAATCTATAATTGAAAGTTGTATCCATTGGGTTTCGGTCTATACTATTTACTATAACTACATTATTACTCATTACTATTTATTACTATTTATTTAACAATCTTTAATTTCTTTTTTTTCAAATCATAGCCATATGCCTTGAATTCCTTTTTGATGACACCGATATCTTCTGTCCACAAATCATGATGTGTTTTAACAACAAGTTCTGCAAGTTCATCCTTTAGATTACTACAATTTTTCTCAAGTTCTTCAATCTTTTCTTCTGTAAGATTATCAATCGAGATTTTCAAAAGGTAATCATATTTCGAATCCACTCGTGGATACTCTTTCTCTTCAAGTTGTTGAATCACTGCTGCTCGTTTGACTCGAATAACCTTAATCGATTCATTAATAAATTCATTAATAAATTTAATCTTAATAGACATCATCTTAATGCGAGATTCCAGGTCCTTTTCCAAATAATCCTTTCGTTTTTGGTAGAAGACACTTCGAACTTCACAGAACTCCTCAACAATTTGATTTGTTGTAGTGTATTTTTTAATATTACTATCCTTATCAAACAACACCATATTACTCAGATTTACAATCGAACACAACCTTAGAGATTTTTCGAGTTTCGTCATATTACTTTTGGGATCCATTACATCCAATTTTTCAATCAAATTAATATCCATAAAGATTTCGAAATGAATACGAATATCGGTGCAATAGGTATTATAATGTTTAATGATTTGTTTCGAGTTTTTATTCTTAAGATCAATAGTGATTGATTCAAGAAATTCTTTATATTTATCGGTCCAGACACCGACGGGTAGTTCCGTAATGACTACCTTATTCGATTGAATCGTATAATTGCCCTTTGTTTTATATGATTGGTCAGTGATTTTTTCAATCTTACCAGTAAATCCCTTATAGAAGGGAACCATTTCTTTCATTTCCTTTTTTTTAATGTATTTTTCAATGTTCTCGATAATATCCATAGGATTATAGGAAGGGATATCGGTCGACCAACCAGTTCCAATACCTTGAGCACCATTAATCAAGATTTGTGGTAGGACAGGAACATAGTATTCTGGTTCAATATCTTTTCCTTCATCGTTGAGATAATTGTAGAGAGGATAATCGAGTGGGTTAAACAGAGCTTGAGTATGTTTGAATAGAGCAGTATAAATATATCTCGGCTGGGCTGAATCCTTACCACCACCGACTCTCGTTCCAAATTGTCCAATCGGTTCAAGTAGTGGAAGATTGTTTGAACCAACAAAATCCTGTGCCATATTGACAATCGTACCCTGAAGACTCACTTCACCATGATGATAGGCACTAATCTCACTAACGGCACTCGCAAGTTGTGCAACCTTAATTTCCTTTTTGATACACTTTTTAATACATCCAAATAGCACCTTCCTTTGAGATGGTTTGAATCCATCAATTAGACTTGGGATCGACCGAATATTATCCGAATTCGAAAAGTGTTTCAAGTCTTTATTAATGAAGTCTTCGACTGAAACTTTACTCTTGGTATAATCCAACGTTTGGGAACGATCATAGGTTGACAACCATTTCTTCCTATGATTCGAACTACCTTCCTTCTTCCCAAAGGCAAGTTCCATTGATTGTTTATCTGCATCTTTATCCGAGGTATATTCTACAATTTTGAGTTCCTTAAAATATTCCTTCGCTTCTTTAGCTGTACTCGTTCCCAATCCTTTATAGTATTTAGCTGTAAATTTCTTATTGGTTTTCTTTTCCCACGCTTTAAAATCTGGAATACTATAAAATGGAAATGATTTTTTTCCAGTCGTTACTTTAATGATCGGTGTAAGCATACTATTTTTGAATGAATCATAATTAAACAAACTTGGCCAAAGTGTTTCGAACAAATTAAAGAGAAGACCTTTAATATGTGAACCATCTTCATCTTGATCTGTTAGACACAAGATTTTTCCATACCGAAGTCGGTCAATCGAAGTATATACCTTTCCAATTTCAAGTCCAAAAATTTTAATAATGTTCTTAATCTCTTCGTTCTCAGCTATTTTTTTTATATTCTTAATATCTCGTACATTTAGCATTTTACCCTTTAGTGGGAAGACGCCCCAATAGTTTCGACCAACAATGTCCAATCCAGACATCGCTGTAGATTTCGCTGAATCTCCTTCAGTAATAATGAGTGTGCATTTACTACTTTGATTTCCTCCTGCCATGTTCGCATCTTCAAGTTTAGGAATACCTTTCAAACGGGTCTGTTTGCGACCATCATTTTTCTTTAGCGATTTCATTTCCTTCATCGAGGACAACTCCATCGACCTTTCGACAATTCCACTTTTACTTAGACTATCAATAAACTTATCACTGACTTCAAATGTAGAACCAAATTTGGCTCGGTTCGTCGTCATACATTCCTTCGTCTGACTATCAAAACTTGGATTATCAATAATACATTTTAGGAATACAATAATATTTTCTTTAATGAAATTCTGTTTTACATCGATTTTATGTCTTTTTAGGATAAATGCACTTAGTTTCTTCGTAATTTGGGCTACGATATAATCCACGTGTTTTCCACCTTTTGAGGTCGAAATCCCATTTACAAAGGAAACTTGTTCGAAATTGTGGTTCGGAGTCATGGCTACTCCTAGTTCCCATCGCTCACTCTTATCATATACTCTAAAATATTCCTTTTTGGGACCCAAGTAGAGATCAATATATTTTTCGAAATTCTTACTTTCAAGTTTTTCCTCATTAAAATAGACAACCACACTATTGTCGGTACAACAGGTAAGATCATAGGCTCTCTTTTTCATAATTTTTAGCATATCATCGGTCAGTCCTTCGGATTTAAACCTTTCATAATCTGGTGTATATGTAATTTTGGTATAAGGTTTGGATTTGTAAGATGTAATCTTAGGTTTATCCTTCCTCGTTTTATTATCGTAAAAGGTAATGATACATTTCTTTTGTAGTTCATGATCGACGGTTTCTACACAAAATTTAGTTGAAAAGATATTCGCTAGCTTTGCACCATAACCATTCTTACCACCGACATGTTTGATATCTGCTTTATTGTAATTCGACGAGGTTAGCAAATCTCCAAAAATCATTTCTGGAATATATTTTTTCTCTTCTGGATGAATACGAACTGGAATTCCAACACCATCGTTGTAAACACTAATTTCACCAGTAGTTTTATCGACAGTAATTTTAATACAAGTAACTTTATAATCCGATTTCCCTTCCTTCAGACGGGTATATTGATCCAAACTATTTACGATAATTTCATCATAGAGTTTATATTCACCTGGGATATAGGTCAAATCACTCTCTCTCATTCGCTTATCTTCTTCATTATAATACCACGTATGGATGGTATTTTGTTCGGTATCCCCGATATAGGTATCTGGTAGTTCAAGAACATGCTGTTCGTGGGTAAACTTTTTATACGATTGAGTCGACATTGTTATTTAATCAGTTGTTAGGTTTAAATAAATCAATTTTTATAAATAATGAGTTAATTTTTTTATCTATAGATGGTATATGATTCTCGCTAAACTACATATTTTCACTATCTCTATCTCGATTTTTCTATTGATTCTATTATTTATTAATAGACTCATCAATTATAATCGTACCCTTACGACCCCTATGACCACCACCACCAATAAGCCGAAAGTTTTACGCCCTATTCGTAATACGAATTCTATAGAAAACCAATTCTATTGGGGTAATGGGGAAATCAATTCAATGTAAATTTTTTAGAAATTAGATATAATTATATATATTAATAGTAATATGAATAAGTTTCTAAAAAATTTAAGCAACCTTAATTTATTACTTCTTGTCCTTTTAGTCTGTATTTGTGTCCTCGCTCTCTCAACTATTCTTACTAAAAAATATAACAATTACAAAGTTAAAAGTAGTGTCGAAAAAACCATTAATCGAATTAATGGTATTCGTGAGGGATTTGCTGATAGTCAAAATGAGTTTGGGGAAACGAATGAGTCGAGTGAAGTCCAAGCCCAGAAAGCGATTATCCAGGCAGAGGAGTATAAAAAAGAACAGGAGGCTCTTCAGGCAAAGAAAGAAGATGAAGAAAAAGCGAAAGCTAAAGAAGATGCGGAGACAGAATCGATCGAAGGTCTTGGTGCTGATCAGGACGGCGTCACACTTGATACTATGTTTACGAATTTAAACGATTTAGAAAAAAAATGTAAGAGCTATGAAGATAGACAACGGGCTTCAGACAAGGAAGAAAAACATAGACATGAAGAATTAATCCAGGAACAATTAGATATCGAAAATGTAAAAATTAATGAACTTACACAGATCGTGAATTTTTATAGAAAAAAGTATAATGAGAAAAAGGCTGTAACTGGCCAGTGTAGAAAACAAAAATTCGGCGCTCTTGAAAAAACTCTTTCGAATGTGGATTCCCTACATACGAAGACCAATGGTGCTAGCAAACAGGAAGTGAAGGTTCAGATAAATCCGAACTAGAACGAATTCTTCCATTTAATTAAAATAATGGAGAATAATAGAACCATGTTATATGTTAATATTATGGTCGTCTTCCTATTGATGACTCTTATTTTACCCAATTTTAGGTAATCATTCCTTTTTTATATTATATTATATAACTATAATGAATAACTATATAGTTTTTTTAATGTTATCTCTTTTAACGATTTTTTTAATAAAAAAACTGGTCGATCAATACGGTCGTGAGCGAGCAGATCTGGAAAAGTTTACTTCGGAATTTGAAAAAATTCAATTAGATATGAAAAAAAAAGACACAAACAATTTAAAAAAAATTAAAGATGATTCCTCTTTATTCTCACAATTTTGCACGAAAATCAAATATTTTGATGATAATTATGATTCTTCTTCTAAAATTAAAATGTTTACTCGATACTCGAAACAAAATATGATTAAAAAATTAAACAAAAAACAGGAGAAATTATTACAAGAAACCTTTGACTTACAAGAAAAAATTTACAATAATAAGGAAGATATTGATTATCATAAACAATACGAAACATTAATCGATAATAAAACCAAACAATATATTACAGTTATAGATAAAGCTATCGAGAATATTAAGAATAATATGAATATTATACCAACCATCGATTTTAAATCCGAATAATATTAATAGGATATAAATCCGAATATTTTAAATTTTAATATTAAATAATAGTAATATGAATACAACAATCTATTTAGTAGTAATTATAATTGTGGTATTAGTTGTGATATCTTTTTATAATCGAATAGAAGGTTTTTCCAATCCAAATAAATTATTAACTCTTGACGAATTTTTTATAGAAAATATTTTACCGGTCATCGATCCGAAGGATACTGGCTATATTATTACAGCGATTAATCCGAATAAAAATGAATTTAATCCTAATCACCTTTATAAAGTTTATAGTTTGAAAAATTTAAATAAAAAGGACCAGGATGAAACCACACAACACCATAATAACTATAAACCTCTCGTTAATGGTACAATTGATGCTTCGACTCTCATCGTTCATCTCCTATGGTCTCACGATAGTTTAGACGAAACTTATACATCGGTTGGTAAAAAATTAATGTGTGTTGGACTGAAACATGTTAATAAAAAACCAGTCTATACCATTTATATTAAAGAAACAAATGATATTGAAAGTAAATGGACCGAATTCGAACATCAACATAATGATAAATCGATTAAAAGTATTATCTATGATCTGAATGATAATTTACTCGGTATAGATGCTCGTGATAACCAAATTTATCAATTAAATGAATCCAGTCTTCTTTGGAATGGTCCAATCAATTACGATTCGAATATAAATTTACATAAACTAATCTTTAATGCTGATAAAATTCTGATTGCTATAGATGTGTATGGTAAAATTCATAAACATAACTCTATTGACTGGAAAAATACGCCATGGGTTCGATTAGTTGAACTGAACAAAAATAATACGAAATTATCGTCTGAAATTTTACCAGATCATATCTTTTATGATTTAATCTATGATTCGGATGGTAAATTCATTGCACTAGCCAAAAATCAAGAACGCGACTCGAATACAGTTACTAGCTTATTAAAACAATATGTTCATGAATCCAAATTTGTTGATTATTTTAATGATGAGAAGGTCAATAAAGTTGTAGCGAAGGAAGATGTCATACTATCCAAAAATGATATTATTATGTATAAAACGGGTATTGATACGAATAAATTCGATTATCTAACCTTAGATGACGAAACTCGTTTGGGTCATACGGATAAAACCGAATTAAAACGAAAAACCGTTGCGATGATTAATTTAAACCATTATCTTAAAATTAAACGCACCTTATTACAAAAATGTAAAAATTTCAGAAATTC